CGGCTCTACCCATTCGGTTTGTGCAACAAAAAGAGGAACTTTCATTTATAATCTCTAGCTATAATCATATCGATGTAATGTTTTGCTTTTTCTAAATCTTTCTTTTTACCTTTTCTAGAGTGTCTCAAAAGATATTTTATTACATTACCTGTTGGAAAATCTAATTTATTTTTTATAATAAATTCTGCAGGTTCTATCACATAATCTTTATAGTGATCCCCACCTTTGTCTTTTAACACTGCTTCAAAAAACAATGGGTTCGTCATAAATTATATCCGTACCTTTCTATTTTAGCTCTCATTAAGTAAAGATTTTTTCTTGCACGAGTAACACCTACATACCATACTCTATGTTCCTCATCTCTCTTATTTACACTATTCTCCACAGATTGTCTAATCTTCCTAGCGTTATCTAAAATCAAAACTACATTATCAGACTCACCCCCTTTTGCTGCGTGTATGGTGGATAGTCTTACCCTTGCATCTTCAAATAATTTTTCTTTATTTGATAGCATTAAACGTATATAATCTTTTTGATTTTTTGGTGCGAAAGTAAAGGATTCAAACCAGGTTAATTTTTTATCCATCTTGTCTGTGTATTCTTGTATGTCCTTCATTTCATTTTCCGTAATACTCTCTCCCTTTGTCCATCTAGTGTAGTTTACAATTGCTTTGTAAAGTTTTACTGTGTAACTCTTTCCCTTTTTAGTTTCATAATAAACTCCACGTTCCTCTAATTGTTTCATGATATCTTTTAATTTAGATGCAGTTCTTGATAATATTAACCAATTACCTTTTGTTGTATCAACTTGATTAATATCAGATATGGTTGTTACATTACCCTCTTCATCTTTTGGACTATACCTTTTACCTACTCTAAGTCCTTGTATTCTATTAATTATTGTTTTTGATGTTTGTTGAACTTGTGATGGTATTCTGTGTGACTGTGTTAAAAATATTTCTCTACCAGATTCGTTAATAAATCTATTTACATCAGCTCCTGCCCACTGAAATATAGCTTGATCATCATCGCCTGCTAAATAAACATCTTGAGATTTTTCTACTAAGACATCATACATTTTCCATTGTAAAGGTGATAGGTCTTGTGCTTCATCTATAAACACGACTTCAAACTCAGGACAAACATCTTTTTCTATAAACATGGAAATCATGTCGTTAAAATCTATTAAATTATTTTTAACTTTGTATTCTTTTAAATTTAAAGCTATGTGAGATAGTAGCTCCCATTTAATATCCTCGTTAATATATTCACTTGTGTACCACTCAGATCTTACAGATATATCTTTGTTTCTAGCTTTGTTAATAATTTGAAAATATAAATTATCACACGTAAGATAGTGACTCTCCTGATCATTATATTTATCTTGAAAGTTAACTCTTATATTTAATATTTTACCTAAATCTTCGTAGTGGTGGGGTTGCATAATATTTTCTTCTCTAAGTCCAAGCGAGTGAAAAGCAAGTGAGTGTAAAGTTTGAAAATATTGTAAATCTTTTTTTGGTTTGTTCATTCTTTCTTTTGCTTCGTTAGCAGCTTTTCTCGTAAAAGCAAAATAACCAATCTTATCTAACGGTGTATCTATGTCTATGTAGTGTTTAACTATTTCTAAAAGTTTTGTAGTCTTTCCTGTTCCTGGTGGTCCATAGACTTTAGTTATCATAGTATGTCTTCTCTATTTTTCATAGTGACAGTTTCTTCTTGATACTCATCCTTTTTAAAATAAGATTTTAAAATTTTAACACAGGTCACACTTGGGTTAGATTTTTTATCATCAGATTTTTTTGGATATCTTTTTCTACATACAAAGTCATCGTCTTGTATTTTGTACAATGTTTTCATCAACACACCTGTTCTGTCTTCTTTCATCTTCCATTCTTTATTTTTTAAAAAATTAAAAAACTTACCCCACACAAAATAAACATGTTCATCATCCATTAGTGTAGCTCCATTTTTAAATGATGTATGACTGTTAGCCAATACTTGAAACACATACTCATTTAAATATTCATGAAGTTTTTCTTCCTGACTAGTCCCCTCTGCTGGTTTAATTAAATCTACTTTACTAAATAATGCTGTTTGTATTTCAAAAAAATCTGAATTTTTTATTGTTGGTGGAACTATGTGTGCTTGTTCCATGAGCACACCTTTTAATTCTCTTTGATCTCTAAGTTTGTTAACATGGTTTGCATGAACTTGAACTGTTTCACCTCCAGGTTTTTCTACTGTAAAATACCATTCTGGATTTGGTTTATAATCTATCTGTGTAAGATTACTTAACATTGGCCAGTTTTTCTTTTTGTCAGATGCAACACCAAACTTTCTTTTAACACAAACAGATTTTATGCAATGATTTACAATTGGATCTTCGGAGCAAGTATGACCTTTAGTATCTTTTCTCCATGCTTTAATTTTTAATTCTACTTTTCTATCGTCCCACTCTGATGAGTATACAAAATAATTTCTAGCAGCTAGTATGACTTGTTTTTCCCAGTCGTCTGCATATTTTTTTTTCGCAAAAACCATATAATTATATAGAAAACGATCTCTACCGTCACTTAATTTATTTTTAGTTAACGCTTGCAAACAAGGTGGACCATCTATAAACTCTTCTGCCCCACCTGTTAGTTCATCTCTAACCAGCAAGTTTGCAAATTCTTCTAGCTCACTTGCTGTTTTTATGTTTGCATCTACAACTTTTAAAAATTGTTCTAACGTAAACTCTACTCCATCATGTGGATTAACTGCTACTCTTTCTGTTTTGTTATAGTACGGAAGATTTATAAAATTACCATTGATAGGTATGCCATCTTCTGTTTGTCCTAATTCTGTTTGTTTTGGAAATATTTCTGTATTAGATTCTAACTCTAAAATAAATAAAAGTTTGTCTAAAAAATTTCTAATAACTGTAGCTTTAGTTTTTTCTTTTAAGAAAACATATAAATGTAAACCACCACTTTTTGATTTTACAGGTATGATTGGTAATTTTTTTTCAACAATAGTTTTTAAATATTTTCTTAAATTAAAATTTTTATAATCTGGATCTATATCTATTGCACCAAACTGTGCCATACCATTGTCATCACATGGTTGAATACCAATAGACTTCCTGCCTTGTAAATGATCGATGTAATCTTTATCTGATATTGCATTTTGTGACCAACCGTAGTCTCCTGGTTTAAATTTTATTTTACCAGTGTCAGGATCTTTGAAACCATTTTTAATGTTACAATATCCATAATTACGTTTAAGACCTGCAAATATTTCTATAAATTTGCTTTCCATCTTTTACTTTCTGTGTGGGCAGTATTAACTGCCCACAGTTTTGTGATTTAAAGTATTGATTTAGTTTGTTCTGGAGCATCACCATGCTTAACCTGAACATCACCCTTTGAAACACTTTGATTGAAAGCTCTCGCTTGAGAGTAAAGTTGTTCGTCCTGTACTGGACCAACTTTGCTAACTTCCCATCCAAACCAAGTGCCTTTATCATTAGATTGCTGCACAGTTCTTAACTTGTAAATGTGGCTAAAAGCTGGCGGCTTGAACATACCATTTTTACCTTTTAACAATATCTGGTTAATCATGGTGTTCCATTTTCTACTAATTTTAAGTTGTGTTGATTTCATTGCGATCAACGCTGTTGATGGTGTACTACCCTCACAAATAATAACAAAATGGTTTGCTGTTTTTTCAACATAGGTACCACTTGGTAATCTATCTTTGTAATCAGCTCCTCTTGTTGTTTGTGATAGGATATCACTAGATGATGGATGTATTGCAACTGGTGCCGTTGGCCCAGTTCCTCTGTCGTTCCATTCTATGTACTCTAACTTATAGTGACATGGAATAACAGTTATCCCTTTTTCTCCATCATATAATTCAGAAGTTACTGTATTGATAATCATGCCAGGTTCTGCACCTTCAACATACTTACCTTCTCTCTTGTTTACTTCTGGGGACAATTGTCCCAATACTTTTAAAAAGGGTAGCGCTAAATCTTCTTGAGATAAATCACCAACACCTTTTCCTGCATCAGCTTCAAATGTTGTTGTAGCCAAAGCATTATTTTTCTTTTCTGTCATTGCTTGTTCTTTGCTCATCGTTCTTATTTCCTCGTTAGTTTGGTTCGGTTTCCTGCGAACACGTTAAATAGTTCTGTAGGCATATCATCACCTTTTTCGATACGCTCACGAACTAAAGCTTTCAGAGTCATGGGTTCAACTTTTAGTTTTTGAACCGGTTCGAACCCACGCTCCTTGGCAAGGCTTGCGTAATCGCTCGCCTTGTTATCTTCGTTACGACCAAAGGAAACGGTCACTTCATTCTTGATGATGTTACCTAAGTCGTTATCTCGAAGCCATTTAAATGCCTCCTCTTTTTTTGCTTCTGTTATTGAGGCACCGTAGACGGGTTTAACTTCTATTGCTGATCCGTCTGCTAATTTCATTGTTTTTAAATTCATCTCTTGCATCATATTTGGTATGACTTCTCCTGAGATGTAATTCATTTCAGATTTTAATTTTTTTAAATAATCCTCTGTATCTTTTATTTGATCCTCCAAGTTTTTTAATTTTACTACTTGTGATGATAGTGCTTTACCATCATCAATACTTGTTAGACTTTCTTGTTTATCTTTTTCAAAATCAATCATCTATTTCTCCTTTCTCGTAAAGATTAATTGAAATAGGATAATATCTTCTTTCTTGTTTATCCCATTTTAGTAAGTTGTATTTGCCATTTGTAATGTCCGATACAACAGAACATGCAACACCTATAATTGCAGGGTCTCCAGTTAGTAATAAATAATCTTC